GATGTTGTTATCTTTCAGCGTGCCAATGGTAACGATTTACTTGGAATGATTAATGAGGTTAAGCGAATGGGTAAGAAAATTATCTTAGACCATGATGACCTATTACATGAGGTAAGTCCAGCCAACCCAGCAAGTCAACATTTTAACAAGCCTCAGGTAAAAGAGTCAGTCGAAAAGGCGTTTAAATATGCTGATTGGGTTATGACGTCAACCCCGTACCTAAAAGAATTTTACTCCCAGTTTTACGATAAAGACAAAATAACCGTTGTTCCAAACGCAATTGATTTTAAAGTTACACCGATGCAGCCTGTAAAAAGGGATAAGTTAATTGACGCAAAGAAACGAGTTATGTGGCGGGGAAGTCAAACACACCTTGAAGACCTTGCAACGGTGAAAAACTTTTGGATTGAGTTACAAAAAAACAATAAGGTTGAACTTGGAATGATTGGTTTAGCTGATTGGCTGGGGAAAACATTATATCCCAAAGCAATCATTGTGCCGTGGAATAATTCATTGTTTCAATACTTTGAAATGGTCAAACACTCAGCGCCACACTATGGCGTATTTCCTTTGACGATTGATAATTTTAATCAGGCAAAGTCAAATAACTTTGCGATGGAAATGTTGGTAGCTGGTTGTATTTCATACGCACCAGAGGAAATTAAGGAATTTAACATCGCTGGGGTGAGGACTTACAAAAACGAATTAGATTTAATCCACAAATTTACTAATGCTTTGGACAAAGATGATGCGTACTTTGTTGACTTAGAGGCTGGACGCAAATGGCTAAAGGAAGAAAGGGACTTGGTTAAGGTAAATGAATTAAGGATAAACGTATTAAACGCTATATGAAACTAAAAGATATAAAACCCAACCCGAACAACCCACGGGTTCTCAGGGATGACAAGTTTCAAAAGCTAAAGCAAAGTATCACGGAGTTTCCAAAGATGCTTTCCCTTCGCCCTATGGTCATTGATGAAAACAACGTGGTGCTTGGAGGTAATATGAGGCTTAGGGCTTTAAAAGAACTTGGATTTAATGACATTGATGAGGCATGGGTAAAACGAAGCAGCGATTTAACCGAGGAAGAAAAGAAACGGTTTATCATTGCGGACAATGTAGCATTTGGTGAATGGGACTGGGACACACTTGCTAACGATTGGGAGGTTGTTGACTTGGAGGCATGGGGCTTGGATATACCTAATTGGTCGGCTGGGTCAGAATTAAATACAATGAATGAAGATGAATTAGATATAAATGAAGAGTTTGACCCCGTAGGAACTTCCAAAGGATTACATCGTATTATTTTTATTTTTGATAGTGAAGATAAAGCAATTGAATGGTATGAAAAAAATAATATGAAATATGATTATAAAAAATTTGGTGGCGATGATGTGGGAGTATGGCACGTTAATTTAAGTACAAAATATGCAAAATAAATATCCTGTTTACATAATTAGTAAAGGAAGATTTGATGTTACAATGACTGCAGATAGATTTGAAGAAGCTAATATTGATTATTTAATTGCGGTTGAACCTCAAGAATTTGATTTATATGCTAATAAAGTTGGTGTTCATAGACTATTAAAATTACCTTTCTCTAATTTAGGTCTTGGAAGTTATCCAGCAAGAAATTTTTGCTGGGAACACGCAAAAAATTTAGGACATATTTATCATTGGTTGTTTGACGATAATATTACAAGTTTTTATAAATGGATTAATGCAAAAAGAACACAAGTCAAAGACATAAAAACAGCATTAAATTATATTGAAAACTACACATTAAAAAACAATATTGATTTAGGAGGATTTGAGGAATACAATTTTGTTCGTAAAATACCTAAACATCCTTTTAAACATAATTGTCATATATATTCAGCATTGTTGATAAAAAATAATTTACCTTATCGTTGGAGATTAAAATATAATGAGGACGTAGATTTGTGTTTACAAGTTTTACATAATGGAGGCAGTACTGCAAGTTGTGTTTATTATACAATGAATAAAATAAGTACATCTAAAAAAATGAAAGGAGGTAATCAAGATGAATTATATAAGGGGAATGACCCAAAAAAGAAACTTTTAAAAGCAAAAATGTTGGAGGCTCAATGGCCGCAATATGCAAAAACTGTAATACGTTTTAATCGTATTCATCATTTTGTTGATTGGAAAGTTTTTAAAAAACCAATTCTTAAACAGGGTTAAAACAGGGAAAATGAAAGGCAAACCACCTGAACATACAAAGTTTAAGAAAGGAGAAACAGGCAACCCTAACGGACGTCCCAAGAAGCTTCCCGCCCTTGACCATATTATGGCTAATGTTATGGGACAGGAAAAGGACGGTATCAGCGCAGCCGAGGCAATTATCATGAAGCTTCGTGAACAGGCGGCAAAGGGTGACATTAAGGCGGCTCAGTTGCTCCTTGACCGTGCTTACGGGAAAAGCAAGCAGAACATTGACATAACGACGCAAGGGGAAAAAGTGACCGTACCAACGATAATATTTACAAAGGATGCAGATAAAGGTTAGCGAAAAGTACGAAGCCCTTTGGCAACCTAAAACCCGTTACTTCCTTATTACTGGGGGACGTGGTTCGGCTAAGTCATTTACCGTTGGGCTTTGGGCTTGTAATATGCTTTTAGCCAACAAAGGTTGGAAGGTACTTTTTACGCGTTACACCTTATCAAGTGCTAACATTTCCGTTATTCCTGAGTTCCGTGAAAAAATTGATTTGTTAGGGGTTGCTGATGAATTTCAAATGACCAACGCGCAAATAAGCCACAAAGTAACAGGGAGTGAAATAATATTCTCAGGTATCAAAACAAGTTCTGGAAATCAAACGGCAAAGTTAAAATCAATACCAGCGTTAAACGTGTTCATCGTTGATGAGGCTGAAGAATTTGTAAGCGAAAAGGACTTTGATACAATAGATGAATCAATCAGGATGCCTGACACCCCAAACATTGTAATACTTGTCATGAACCCTCAGGACGTGGAGCATTGGATTTGGAAACGGTGGTTTGAAAAATCGCATCGCATGGAAACCATTGACGGGCAAATGATTCCTATAAGTACACACGCAGATATAACGCACATACATACGACGTACTTTGATAATTACCACAACCTAAGCAAAGATTACATAGCAAAGATTGAAGCCATTAAGGGCAAGTCACCAGAGGCATACGCTCATAGGTTTTTAGGTAAATGGCTGGATAGGAAACAAGGGGTAATATTTGACAATTGGGTTGAGGGGAAGTTCGATATTAGCCTTCCGTTTGGTTACGGCTTAGACTTTGGATTCTACCCTGACCCGTTGGCACTTGTCAAGGTGGCAGTTGACAAAGGGGCAAAGAAAATATACGTTGAAGAAATTATTTATAAACAATCCCTTTCATACGAGGCAGTCATTGAGCAAATGAATCATTATGTTAGTCCCAACACTTTGATAATCGCGGATACAAGTGAACCACGTTTGATTGAGGCTTTGCAGCAAAGAGGCTTGAATGTGCAAAAGGCAGACAAAGGGGCTGGTTCAATCGTTGAGGGCATAAAGAAAATGCTGGATTATACCATTGTTGTAACGCCTGAGTCGTATAATTTAAAGCATGAGTTAAGGAATTATATTTGGAATGACCGCAAATCTTCCACGCCCTTAGACGCAGATAACCACGGGTGCGATTCCCTTAGGTATATATTTTCAAGGCTGGCGCAAGGCAGCGATTTACTTGCATTTAATTAAAATAAAGAAACATGACAGATAAAGAAAAGGCGATAATTATCATTGATTTAATCGAAAAGATTACGCAAGAAATCATTGATAAGCCAATGCAAAGAAAGCGTTTATTACAAATGCGAAGTCACCTTGAAAAAGCCGTGAAGCTCACAGGGAACGGAATTAAAAGGGAATGGTCACGACCGCCCAGCCTTCCGATTGTCAGCCACGCCAAAGCAGAGCCGATTCCTTTTATACCTACAACAACCGAAACCAATGGCGATTTATTAGCCGATAACATTCCCGTAGTAACCAAAAAAGCAAGGAGAAGATAATGGTAATATTTAACATCGGTAACAAGCAAATCAAGTATAATTATCCTGAAACGGCGGCGGATATAACATTGGAACAATACATCTACTTTGCCAAGTTCCTTTTGCCTGAGCATCCAAAAGTTGAACTTGAAGCGATTCAATATATGAATGAACGGGACGCGGTCTATGAAAAGATTTTACCGTATGCAAAGAAGTTGAAGGTTGATTCAAAAAATGTTCAACAAATAAACGTTGTTTATGACTTAGGTAAAATATTGCAAGAGAATGAAGTAAAGGATAATGTACGTCGTTTCTTACCATCGTTAATAAGCCAATGGAATGAACTTGACAAAGAACTTACAACGCGTCTTGAAATTATGGACGAGGTCTGGGAGGCAAATGTAAGATACCCATACATGGCAAAGGTTGTAAACTATTTTACAGGCATTCCCCTTGATGCTTGCTTTGGCAAGGTGGCAGATAGCTTAGAGTTAAAATACCTTGTTTACATTTACGGAAAGATAATGAACGCCATCAATACACCAGCCGAAACAAAGTATAAGCAACTGTACGATTTTAACGGTAAGGTTTACACGCTCCCAGAAAGGTTGATGGAAAAGTCAACGCTCCTTGAATTTACAATGGCGGCTCAATATGATAAGGCAATGAACCAAGTGAAAAACGGCGACCCTGAGGGATTGCTAAACATCATGGCGGTTCTTTTAAAACCATTGGGCGAAGATTACAGCGACGAACTTTTTGAGCAAAACAAGGTCGACTTTTTACAAATGTCGTTGCAGACATCCTATGAGGTTGCTTTTTTTTTGACCAAGTTAAGCGAGAAATATACCTTAGATTTACAGACCTCTATGTTGGAAAGGGCGATGGAAAATCTCAATTAGCAAGTGAAAGGCTTAATGAAAAATACGGTTGGTACTTGACAATAAAGAAAGTGGCTGAGTCAGGATTGTTTAATTTAAGCGGTTATACACCTATGGAATCAGCAGAAAAAGCAAAATTGTATCAGGTCTTTCAATACCTTGCATCAAAGGCAGCTGAAGAAAAGGTAATCGATGATATATCTAAAAGCAAAAAATGAGTTTAGTTCAATTAGCAAATATATTCGAAGCAGCCACAGACGCCATTCAAGGGTTAAACGGCTTTTCCTTCGGCTGGGCATCAGACCGCGTCCGTTCTCAAATATATACGGAAGAAGGCGAAAATAATACAAACATTTTCCCACGGGTATTTTTTGCCGTGCCAACTTTGACTAATAACCCAGTCACTCGGAGGGATACCTATCAAGTAACTTTGTTTTTTGATGACCTTTTAGGCTATGATGAAAATGGGGACGTTGATACAACTTTGCAAATAACAAAGTGGTCAAACCTGATTGCATACGCTGAAAGGTTTATTTTAGAACTTGGAACAACAAAAACAACAAATAGCATACCAGACCAAGTAAATCTTGTATTGGATTCCTTTGCCTCAATTCAAAGATTGGTAACGGTGCAAGCCACTTTTAGTATTTCAATAAAAAGCGAATGTTAATAGGATTACAAAAGTTAGCGGACGATATTAGCCTTTTAGCCATTACCGTTGTGGCGAATGAATGGAGGGCGCAAGGACATGAGTTATCAGGCTCAGCGGTTAAGCAAATGGAAACGGTAATTAGGGAGGAAATTGCAACCATTGTCATTGAGGGGTATGTTCCTGATTACATGGCAATAAATAATCAAGGGGTAACATTTGATAAGATTCCTTATTACCCTGGCAGCGGACGAAAAACAAGTAAGTATATTGACGGCTTAATTGATTACGTCAAAAGGCGAATGGGTAAGAGTGACAAAGAGGCAAAGGGCATCGCTTTTGCTATTGCGTCAAAGCATAAATTAGAAGGAATGCCTACCAAAAATAGTGTTATAAAGCATTCAAAGACTGGGCGACGTACGGGTTTTATAGAAATAGCATTGGAAAAGAATAGTGCAAAGTTTATTGAATTAATTGAAAATGCAATTACCTTTAGCGTGGAGGCAACGATTGAAAGTTATTACAAATCAATATTAAATAGATGAGTTACACGATAAACCCAGACAGTTTAAGCAGCCTTCTTTATCCTGTATCTTATCGCAGCCTTGAGCCTTCAGCGGTGGTTCAGCAGCAAATCGATGTTTACGTTGGTGGCAGCCTTGCGGGTTCTTTTCTTGCCGCTCAAACGGGAACAAGTGGAAGTAGCGCGGTCTTTGATACCAATGTACAATCTTTCCTTTATTCCGACGTTGCACCAGTTACAGGAACAAAGACAAGTTTCTTTGGAACGCTTGATATCTATTCATTGACAAATAACACAGACATTATCAAGTCAGTCTATTGCGTTTCAAAGAATCAAACGGTAAGTAGTGCGGGCTTCCTTGTAACATCAACCGCAAGCCAATTTAGTTCAACAGGCTTTGTTATTCCTTCACAGTTTTACGGGGACGATAACGACTTTAATCTAAGCGACTTTTATCAGCCGTCGGCAAATCCTTTTAAATTCCTTACCACTAATAACCAAGACAGGCGATGCAATGAGGACGGAAATATATTTCTTTCTTTTGTCGGCAAAGGGGTAAACGCTGGAAGATTTTTGTTTTATACCAAATCAGGGTCAAGCGCTGAAACAATTGTTGACTTTGTTGTTTCCTCAGCTAACAATAACTTATATTCTTTGTCCGTTGGTGCGGCTAACATCTTTGGAAGTACCGCAGTCTTTCACATGGGTAATTTTCCAGCTTCATCAAGTGCGTACAATTTTTATTCGGTTTCCGTTGGTTCATACGATGGGAGTTATACGCAGCGTTCTGAAAGCATTGATATTTTTCTGGAGCCAAATTGCAATGATAACATTGACTTACATTGGTTCGGGAAATATGGAGGTGCAGAAAGTTATCAATTTCGTGGCTTGATACAAGACTTACAAAACGCCAATGCAGATATAATAAACATATCTCAGCCGTGGAGCGTGGTATCTAATCCACGGGCAAACAGTTATGATAAAACAATTATTAAGACAAATCAAAGGGTAAACAAAAGAAAGCAAGTTAAATGTAGCGTTCCGCATGAGGACGCTGTTTACATTGCCTCAATGTTTTATTCGCCTGAGGTGTACATAATTGAAAATGGTAAGTATGTCAATGTTACCATTTCTAATGCAGAAACATTGACTGATAATAATAGGACAACGGACATTGAACTATCTTTTGAAATTACCTATCCTAATAAACCAACGGCGCAACTATGATAAAACTATTTATAGGTGGGCAGGAGGTTGACTTAAACCAAAACGAGGTTAATGTAACGATTGATTATTCTATTGAAAACATTGAATTAGGAAACATATCGGGAGCGCATTCAAAAAGGAATGTGACACTTCCAGCAACAAAAACAAACGTAAACATATTTCAAAACATTACCGACGCTGGGGCAATTGTAACCAATGCTTACAAGTTATTAAGCGCAAGGCTTGAAGCCGACGGCGTGCCAATTCTCACAGGAAAAGCAAGGTTAGAAGGAGCGGATTTACAGGCGATTAATTCGGGTTTTGTTGCCTCAAATTTCAAGGTCTCATTGATTGGAAACAATGCGGATTGGTTTTCCGACGTAGGTAATATTTTAGTAAGGGATTTAGGCTGGTCAACAATCGAGGTAAGTGAAACAACGGTTAAGGTAAATTATAACCCTGTAACGTCTGAATTTTGTTTTATCCTTATGAAATGGAAAGCATGGGAAAATGAAACCTATATTTTATACAATGAATTAACCCCAGCTATTTTTATTTGGCAAATATTGGAAAAGGCTTTTAAAGACAAAGGTTATCAGTTAAATAGTATTTTCAAGACTGACCCGTTTAATCGTTTGATTATTCCAATGGGTTTAAACCTTGACGCCGATTATATCAAAGACTTTGTAAATCTCAGGGCTTCAAATCCTTCGCCTTCAAGTTTTGTTTATTCATCAGGTGATAACGGAACGGTTAATATTACTTTTACAGACGAAACAACATCGCCAAACTTTGATACAGGGGGAAATTATACTGGAGGAACTTACACTGTCCCGATAAATGCTTTATACGAGTTAATAGCTGAGTTAAATGTAACGTTAACGGCTACTATTGGGGATATAAACCAATTTGCGGAACTCATTTTATTTTTTGAGGTAAACGGAAACAATGTTTCAACCTATGATTTGACAAATGAAACAATCCTAAATGATTCAATTTCACTTGAATTTCTGGGTGATTTGGTGGCAAATGATATAGTAAAACTTAGATTAAGGTATGAAAATATATCTTTTAATCTATCTATTGCTGGTTCTTTGTCGGTTGTGGCAGAAAAAGAGGGATTGGAAACAGGCGAAACCGTTAACTTGCAATACATTATTCCTATTTCATGGTATGTTAGGGACATTATTAGCGACCTTACAACCATTTTTAACCTTGCATGGGAAACAGACGTATTAAATCGACAAGTTTACGCGTATCCAAAAGACGATTATACTATCAGGTATCGGGCAAATAGTACGGGAGCGGCAAGCCTTACAAGTTTTGACGGCTTCTTTAAAGGTTTAAACAAATATGATTTAAATACCCGTGACATTGATGGCTCAGACTTTCAAGTTTTAGACGGCTACAAATCAAGTCAGGTATTGGCTTATGCCACGGATGATGATACAACAAACAAGGAAGAAGAAAGACGCGGGGTAAACATTTACTCAGGAGGTTACAATTTTCCAACTGATAGATTTGACAACGGAGTTGAATTTATTTATACAAAGTTCTTTGCAAAGGCTATTCATATAAATGATGTTGCCATTACCACGGGAGGAACATACGGGGCACAAATGCCTTTAGTCTTTGGCGACGATTATAACACGGTGACCGATGCAGAACCAAATTACAATCTTGCGCCTCGTTTACTTTATTACGCTGGAAGGCGTGGCGGCTTAGATGGGAAAATAAGACTGTTTGATGAAACAACGTCGGCTGCTTCGGCTTTTGATTTTCCCGCCGCGTTCATGGTTAATTACAATGACCCCAGCGGTGCAGATTTTAACCTATCCTTTTCGGATGAGGTTACAAATTACACAAACGTAATGCAAGGTATTTTTAAGACCTTTCATTTACAGACTTACAAGCGAATAGAATTAGGCAAGGTTTATTCAACCTTTGTAAAATGGAAACCAAAAGATATAACGCAGCTTTCATTCAGGCGCAAAGGAATTATAGGTTCATCTAACTTTATAATTCAAAGTTTAGAATATAACCCTAAGTCAAATAGCCCAGCCAAAACGGTTTTACTTTACGATGAAAAACCAAATACAAATGATTTGACAAAAGTTGTTAATACGATTACCTTAGCTGGGTCTTCGCCTCAATCAGGAACAGTTACAGGGTCGGGCAGCGGCTTGGTAGGTGCAAACGGGGCAACGGTGAACATTCAATTGTCTTACACGCCGTTCTTAAATTCAATGACAAACCTTTTGGTTCTTGCGCCTAATTCGGGTATCACTCAGGTATCAAACACAAATGCAAATGTACTTGTATTCATGAACGGACAAAAGTTAATACCAACCGTTCAATATATTATTAGTGGCTCAAGCATTATTATTGATTTAAATACCCATTATGAAGGGGCAAATTATGAAGTAGTTGTAAACGGTGTAACAAAAGGATAATGGAAGATAAAGAGGCATTGGGCAAAAAGATATTTCTTGAATTTTATTCAACCTTTATTTTGGATGATGAAATTGAGGAAACGGGGCGCGTGTTTTACCTTGCTCAAAAGGCTTCAATCGTTCATTTAAATTTGATACGCGGTATTTTGCAAAACAATGAATATATTATTAATATGGCATATTTAAAAGATGTCATTAATAAAATAAAAATATAATGGCTGAAAAGGTAATAGGTTTTAAAATCGAAATTGAAGGTTTAGCGGGAACAATCGAAACGGCAACGCAACTAAAAAGGCAAATCGCCGAGTTAAATGCCGAGTTAAAAAAGACGGCTGATGTTGACGAAATTAAGAAACTTGAAAAAAAGTTAATTGATTTAAAAGCGGCTCAATCTTTGGTTAACGATGTCACGCGGGAACAAGTTAAGTTAAGGAAGGAAGAAATAGCGGGTATTGATAAAAGCGAAGGAGCATACCGCCGCTTATCAAAGGAATTAAATGACCAGCGAAAAAGATATAAAGATTTAGCAGCCGCGCAACAAGATAACACTCAGGAGGCAAGGGACTTATTGGTTTCAATTGGTGCTTTAGATAAAAGATTAAAGGGAATAGATGCCACGGTTGGACAATTTCAAAGGAACGTCGGCGGTTATACTGAAGCATTATCTAACTTTTTCCCGAAACTTGGCGGTTCATTAGGACAAGTTACAGGGGCTATTGGTGGATTAAGTATGGGGATAACCCAGCTTGGAAAGACAACGGGTGCTGCAAATATAAGTTTAGGTGCAATTGGCATTGCCTTAACTGCATTTAGTGCTATTAGTGAAATATTTGCAACAATTAATCAAACGGTTGAAGAAACAAGAAAGTTATCAGCACAAGTACAAAATTTCACACAAGCCACAGGCTCGACATTACAAGATTTTGTATCACAATCAAAAGCAATTGCTACAACTTATTCCAAAGACGTAAATGAAATTATTGTTGCAGCTAATACTGCATCTAAGGAATTAGGGGTTAGTTTTCCAGAGGCTTTAAATGCAATTGAATTAGGTTTTAGAAAAGGTGCAGACGCTCAAGGTGAGTTTTTACAAAGTTTACGAGAATATCCATCACAACTTGGTCAAGCTGGATTTAGTTTATCTGAATTTACGGCAATTGCTATTGATTCAGCTAATCAAGGTATTTATTCTGATAAAGCAATTGATGCAATTAAAGAATTTGGAACACAAACAAGGGAGCAGACAAAATCTGTAAAAGATGCTTTTGTTGACGCATTAGGTTCGGATTTTACAGAAAAGTTATTTTCTGATTTAAATACTAATGCCATTACTGGTAGAGACGCTCTTGCTTTAGTTACAAAAGAAATTCAAACGACTGGAGTATCAGGAAAAGAATTGCAAGGCTTGGTATCAACGGTTTTTGTAGGTGCTGGTGAAGATGCTGGAAGATATGTTTTATCCTTAGGCGATGTTCTAAATAAAACAAATGAAATATTAGGCAGCACAAGTGAATATCAAAATCAACAAAAAGCATTATATGAAAGTAATTTAGTCCTTGAAGAAAGTCAAGCAGAATTAAATGAACTTCTTGGAAATACTGCAAGTGAATTTACTTTATTAAATAATCGAGCAAAAACATTTTTTAATAATTTTTTAACTGGATTGCTTGATGTAGCTAATAAATTACCAGCAACTTTTAAGGCAATTTCTACGGGATTTACTACATTTTTTTCAACTGGCTTTAATTTAAAAGCAGCTTTAAAAGCTAATAGTGATGTTTATAGAAATGAATTAGAAAAAATTAATAAGGAAGATAAAATTGCTTCGGATAAAAGAGCAGCACAGGAATTAATATTTAGAACTAAAACTGAAGCTGGGATTGAAAAAACTTTAGCTGAAAAAAGAGCATTAAGGAAAACCCTTATTTTTGGTGAAAGTGATTATATAAAAGTTGATAAAGAAATAAAAGTCCTTGAAAATAAATTAAAGCAATTTAGACCAATCAAAGACACAAATGAATCTACAGAATCTGGCAAAGAAGTTGCAAAGGCTTTTGTTGAAGGTTCTTTAGCTAAATTACAGGAAGAACAAAGTAAATTACAAAAGGCATTTGGCGAAGCCGTCGTTGGTTCTGGAACGCAAAAGGAATTAGGCATAAAATTAAATGCAATCAATAACCAAATTAAAGAAGCGGTTGAACAACAGAACCAAATATTAGCCGACGCATCAAGGGGTAATTTACTTAAAAATCTGCAACAAGCCCAACAATTAGCAACCTTACCATTAACGGTTGCGCCTTTAAAAAGTATAAAACAAAGTGATTTAGATAAAAAAGAGGCTGAGGAAATAAAAAAGGTTCAGCAAGATATTATAAAATCGTCTAATGATGCAAATCAAAAAAGAATCGAAAACGAAAAACAGGCGCAAGAAGAATTATACGAAAACAGGCAAAAAAATATTGAATTAGCTGGTCAAAGTGCTTTGGCATTAACTGATTTATTTTCAACTCTTCAATCTGCAAAGTTTAAAAAAGATGAAGAAGCTTTAAATAAACAGATACAATTAACCGAAACTAACATTGCAACGCTTGAGGCTAAAGCGGATAAAGCAACGGGGTTAAGAAAAAAGAAAATTGAAAAGGAATTAGCAAATGAAAGGATTTTACTTGAGGCAAAAAACAAGCAACAAGAAGAATTACAACTAAAGGCAGCAAAACAGGAAAAGAAAATAGCTATTGTTCAATCAATTATTCAAGGTGCTTTGGCGGTACAACGTGCTTTAAATTCATTTCCTTTCCCTCCGTTATCAACACCTCAAGCCATTGCGGCTGGTGTTTTCGCGGGAATACAAACGGCTACAATTATCGCTCAACCTCTTGCAGAAGGTGGCGTCGTAACAGGGCAAAGGGTTAATCAAAAACAAAACATTCCAACCCGCTCAAACGGGGACAATGTACTTGCCTACGTTAAACGTGGTGAGGTTGTATTGAACCAACGCCAACAAAGTTTATTAGGCGGTTCAACTACCTTTAGGCGCATTGGAATAAAAGGATTTGCCGATGGTGGTTTAGTCCCGCCAATTTCTGCACCGATACAAGCCATATCAGGTAACAATGATTTAAGCAACTTTTTACAAGTGATTGAGGCAAAGACCGACGCAATAAATAATAGAATTGACAGGCTTAAAGCCTACGTCGTTTCCGATGACATCGCAAGGGATTTAGCTGAGGGGAATAAACTAAAAGTAAAAGCAACTTTATAAATGTGCAATTGTATGAAAGGAAATAGCATTTGGGGTGAACTTGCGGCGCGTATTCCCGATGAATATAAAACGCAAGTCATGGCAACGGTTGACAGGACTTACAGGGTTTTATCTATTGACCCGTCGGATATGGATTATTTATTTAATATTTATAACAACTTTGTAAACAACTATGAGCCTGAAAGAAGAAACTGCCCAGCGTGCAGAACAAAGGTAGTTGGAAAAATGAGGCAAATAGTACAATTTTGGCGCGATGAACAATGAGAAAAATAACATTGATAAGGAATTATTAATTGAATTTCAGGAAAGCATCTTGCAAAAATTTAAAGCATTATGCGATAAGGATAATATAACAAAAGACTTTTATACCCTCATTGACTTTCTTTACAAAACCAACATTATAAAAGATTTGACGATAGCAAAGTTTATGGTCATGGAACTTTATCCAGCCGCCTTATTTGAAAACGAAAGCAAAATGAATGCTATTTTAGATATAAGTATCCGTACAGGATTAAGCGAAAAAACCGTGTATAACATGATTCAGCACCCTGAGTCCTTTGGCTATGGAATCAGCAAAAAAAGGAATAAGAAAAATAATAATAAATAAATTTACTGCATGACATACGCGGACTATCCAGACACGGCAAAGAATAACGCAAGGAAAGCGTTAAACCATAAGAAGGACAACGGTTCATCTTGTGGAACTCGTGTTGGCTGGTTAAGGGCTAACCAAATCGCAAACGGCGAAGGCTTGTCGGAGGATACTGTCCAAAGAACGTATTCTTTTCTTTCCCGTGCGGAAACGTATGACCAAGGAAAATACTTTGATGAAGATGGAAATGAAATATGTGGTTCAATAATGTACGACGCATGGGGCGGAAGTGCGATGAGGGATTGGGCTGAGGTAAAGTTTAAAAAGATTGAAAGAGAAAAGGAAAGCAAAGCGATGGCAAAATATAATATTGATATTTTAGGGGAAATTTCTGAATCTGTTAATTCATACAATTCTGTAAAAAGTAAAATTAACGACGCAAAGGGTGAGGAAATTAATTTGGTTATTTCGTCTGGTGGTGGCTCAGTAACCGAAGGGATGGGAATAGCTGATTTAATTGCTAACTACCCAAACGAAACAACGGCGACAGGAATCGGCTTGGTAGCAAGCATTGCAACGGTTGTACTGTTGTCGGCGGATAATGTAAAAATGACTGAGAACGCTTTTATGATGATTCATCGACCTTGGAGTTACACGATGGGTAACGCCGACGAACTCGAGGCAACGGCGGAATTATTGGATAAGATGGAGGCAAAGTTATTGGACATTTATTCGGCGGCGGTTTATAAGCGCAAAGGGAGACAGAAAGACCTTGAAAACAAGATTACACAAATGATGGCAGCCGAAACATGGTTGACCGCACAGGAAGCATTAGAGTTTGGTTTCATTGATGAGATTGTGAAAGTTGGCGAAAAAAATATTGATTTATTACCGTTGCAAAATAGCCTAAGCAAATTTCTAAATGTCCCAGCTGCATTATTAATAACCAACAAAAAAGAAGATGACATGGGTAATTCCATTTTAGAAAAAATTAAAAATTTGCTTAACAGTACTGAAGATAAAGTCCAAGATGTTATGCAAGACCCTGGAGTAATGCCAGCAGAACCTAAAAACGATGATGTCGACGTTGCTATTACTATGCTTAAAGATTTAGGTTACTTTGTATTGTCACCTGAGGAAATGGACGCAATCCATACTAAGCAACAAGAAGAAATGCAATCAATGTACAAAAAGTCTGATGAACAAAAGAACTCAATTAATGAGATTGAGACGGTTCTTGAAACATTGGGAAATGAACTTGTAGCACTTAGGGCGCAAGTAAAAAAAGGTGTTGGGCTTCCTTCTGGCGGAACAACATCTGAAAAGATTATTGAAACAAAAGCAAAATTGAGTCCTTTTGATTCTTTTGCATCATTAGTTAAATCTAAAATTTCACAAAGATAATGGCATTCAATCCAACCGCTCAGAACGTAAATGGCTTTCTTGATTCCAACACATACGTCGGACAAAATAGCCTTCATCGTACTAACCCTTATGCTAATGTTGACGGCATAAATGCTGAAAAATTGTATGGGGTTGATACATTTGAAGACCGTATTCCTGTATCCTTTACTTGGCATATTGCCTCAGGAGGTGACAGATTTACAGTTACACCGATTTACGGAGTAACAACCGCTTCAAATTATTATAAGTTTAATTTGATTGACGAAAGTGGTCATGAAGCATACGGTAGTTTTGTTTCATCAGCGCCTTCGGCAGCATTTAACATTTCAACAACCGCGTTAAATCACGCAAATGATTGGAAGGTTTTCTTTGCAACCGCTAAGGCTGGAGCAAAGACCGAGTTTTCATATATTATTGAATCGGCAGCACAGTTGACAAATACAACAGCTACGATTACTTACGCAAACCTTTAAAATTAAAAACAAATGCCATCAGTTGAAATAAGCCAATTAGACGTATCCTTCAGAGGTACGGAGGCAAATAACATATTTTTAGAACCAGTCTTTTTCGATGATGATTTACGCGGACAATTCCGTGTACTTGGAAACGTCGCCAATAAAAAGAAAATGGTATTTGTCCAAGACCTTGAGAATATTGTAAGAAAATATTCGGGTTGTGGATTTAACCCAGTTGGCTCGGTTGACATTTATCAGCGTACAATCGACGTTGAAAAAATGAAGGTTGATTTAGAAATGTGCTGGGACGAATTTGAAGACACGGTTTTTGAGGAGTTATTGAAAACGGGTACAAGGCTTCCAGATGTTTCGGGAACATTGATTGAAAATATCTTATTAACCCGTACGCAACAGGCGATAAGAAATGACATTACCCGTTTGTCTTACTTTGGTTCTCAATCATCTAACAATCCAAACTATGATTCTTTAGATGGATTTTGGACAGTTTATTATCCTGAGTTAGTTGCAGACGATTTAATTCCAAGAACTAACACAGGCTCAGGTGCAGACCTTGCGTCTGGTGATGGCTTCGCGATTCTTCGTGCGGTATACGACCAAGCGCCTTTACAGTTAAAAGGATTACCAGCTAACCAAAAGGTATTTAATGTAACCCAAAGCGTTTATTCTCAGTTAAGGGAAGACATCGAAAACGGCGGTGGCGGTGATTACGGTTTACTCCAGTTAATTAACGGAGTTGAGCAATTTACCTTTAGAGGCGTAACCGTTATTCCTCAGTATCGTTGGGATGACATTGCAACGTCACTTGGAACAACTAAGCCTCATTATGTGGAATATACAACACCACAAAACAAGGTGCTTGCAACCGACGTTTTAAGCCCTGAGACGGCTTTAGAACTTTGGTACGACCAGAAAGACGAAAAGGTGTATATTAAGGCTCGTTTTAAAATGGGTGTAAATTATATTCACCATTCATTAATCAGCGTAGGCTACTAATATAAAATAAATATGAGTGCAATAACAAGCGGATGGCTTAATCAATGTGTCGATGGAACTTGCGCTGGCGGTATCGGTAAACTTTATATCGCTAATGCGAATCAAGTTACTGGTTTTACTGCTAATTCAAGTGCAGCGGTAACAGCGATTACAATGTCATCAACTGCCTCAGTATTTTACGAGGTGGAATTTAGGGATAATTCGGGAGCATTTACTGAAACGGTGACGCAAGACCCAGACACTTTGTCGGTTGCGGTTGAGCAAAGTTTAACAGGGATTATAAATTGCCGTGACCAAGAGTTAAGAAACTTAATTCAAGACATGGCTGGACAGGCTTGCGGCTTGGTTTGTGTCCACGTTGAAAATACAGGGCTTTATTGGTTGTGGGGTGCTGAGGTTATCGGAGCGAAAAAGAGACCAGTAAGGCTTACAAGCGCTGAAGGGTTATCAGGTGCTTTGTTTACTGATTCAAATCAAGAGACATTGACATTAACTTGCAGAACAACCGAAAAAGCAAGGTTTATTGTTAATGGCGCAACCGTTATGGCTGCCCTTGATTAAAATATAATTTATGATAGTACGCGAAAAAAGTAAGCTAATGATTTACGTTGGCGCAGACCCAACAGGAAAGGCGGGAATACTAAAGAAGGCTATCGGAAATTTTACACAGGCAGAACTAAGGGGTTGGTACAATACCAACCCCACATCTGTTAGTCAACACGTCATTTATACGCCTGAGAAAAATACCTATGAGCCAAGTCAAGAAAACGATTCAAGCAGTTCCGAACAGGGCTAACAGAAATTTAAAAAGAAATAATAGTCCTTTATTGGCTTCTGTTACTTTAGATACTTCTAACACTATGTTAGTGCAAGAGGATATTTTTAATGAACCTTCAAGAGAAAGGCTTGATTTTACTGGGGCAAAGTGGGTTAGATTCTTTACCCAGAAAGATGACTTTTTAAAAAGTCTCATAGCGATTGTAAACAATTCCCCAACGCTGCGGCGTATTATTGAGGACAAAGTAAACATGGTTGTAGGTGACGGATTTATTCCTATAAAAGGAAAATCTAACACCTTGCTTACAACATCAATGAAAGGTGAGGTAATAAGCGATGAATCTTTAAATGAGATTGAAGAAGTTATTGGACAAGTAAACTTGCATTCACAAAACTTGCAAGAGGTGCTTGGCTCATTGGCTTTTGATTATGATGCTTTTGGAAATTGCTTTGCAGAAATTGTACGGGGAAAGGTTGGTAGTCAGCCTTTCACCTACATTTATCATGTCCCAGTTTACAACATTGGCATACGAAAAGCCGAAGCGGATCAGATTATCCGTTCTGTTGGCATTTACGACAACTGGGAGGAAGTACCGTTAACGACTGAGGGCACATATTATGAAAGGGAAGGGTTTAGAGAAATTCCAATTTACCCTGAGTTTAAGAAATTAGAAGACGGTACAGAGCGTTCAATTATCCACGTCAAACAATATGCGGCGGGATACTTTTACTTTGGCTTACCTGAGTGGATAGGGGCGAAAATGTGGGCTGAGATTGAATACAGAATCCAGCGTTTTAATACAAGCAAGTTTGAAAATGGCTTTATGCCATCGGGTATTTTACAATTCTTTGGTTCAATGACATCGATTGAGGCTAAGAGCCTTGTTGAAGGCATTGAGTCAAAGTTTACAGGAATGGGAAATAATCACAAGTTATTCGTCCAAGTTTTAAGAGATGAGAAATTAAAGGCAAATTTTATACCCACCTCAAAAGAAAGCGAAGGCGAATTTTTAAACCTTCAGAATCTTGCAGCTTCAGCGATTGTCGTCGCTAACCGTTGGTCAAAGTCTTTAGCTGGTTTTGCAACATCGGGGCAACTTGGAACAAATCAACAGATACGGCAAGAGATGGAATACTTGCAAAATACGGTTATTAAACCACGTCAAAACCTTCTGTTATCAAAGATTATTAACCCGTTCTTAAAAGAAATTGGGGTTTATAATCCAGCATTCACCGACGTGACGTTTGGTATTTCCAACACTTTACCCGTGTCATTTATGGGTGATGTTGCAGTTGAACAAAATCTTTCATTAAACGAGAAAAGAGAAATATTGGGTTACGCACCCGTAGAAATAGAACAAACAACCCCAACGAATGAGCCAATTAATACAACCAAGTGAAGTAATAGCTGGAGGGGTTGCACGTCCAACACCAGCCGACATAAGACTTGATAAGTCGCTTATCAGCCCACATATTCAAGATGCCGAGTTCCGTTGGATTGTTCCCGCTATTGGCTTAACCTTGTATGATTCAATGGTGGCAGACAAAGGAAGTTCAACCGCATTTACATCAACGGCTTATCAGGACATTTGGAATAAACAATTAAAATCTTTTTGCGCCAATGCCGTTCTTTATGAAGCTTCACCTTACATGGTCATGCAACTTGGCTCAAATGGATTGTATACTCTTGATAATGAATATGGGCAAAACGTCGGGGTTGAGGGTTTAAAATTTTATCAAGACACTTTGCTTCAAAGGTTAGATGTAAAAAAGAAAAGGATTAAAGATTTGCTTTGCAATTACACAACACCTTTGACTGCCTTTATACCAAGTGCAATCGGTTGCCCTGAGTCAACTTGCGACGAACACGAAGAGATTACAGATATTTACAATACTTTAGGAATTGTTTTATGATAGAGAAACAAAAAAAAGAAAGACGTTTCCTTAAAACTTTAGGGAAAATCGGTGAAATATTATTACAGGAGGTTTTAATCAAAGTCGGGAGTAGTTTAATCAAGAGGATTGGAGGCAAAAAACAAATACCTTCAATTCTTTTTTTATTCCTTTCTATTAGCCTTTACGGTCAATTCCCTATTAATATAAACAAACAAAGATTAGGTTTCCAGACCACCGCCGACGGATTGGTTTGGCGGGGTTCATTAAGCGACACCGCAAGTATTCAACCAGTTTCAAATCAATATGCGTGGGTTATCCTTGACACCGTTAACCTAAAATTATATTCATTTGATTTTACTTCCAATGTTTGGAATCAATTACCCTCAGGTTCAACAGTTGATACAACATCATTAAGTAATAGGATTAATTTAAAATTAAATATAAGTGACACAGCTACAATGCTTTTGCCTTATGCCAAAAAAAGTTATGTCGATACGGCTGGCAGATTTTACGCTCGTCAAGACTTTACAAATGTTTCTTCCTCAACATTGACATGGACACAAACGGACACATTAGTCCCAGCTGGTGTAAACGTAGTGCAAGTTTACAGAAATGGTCAAATACTTTTGCCAACTCAATACACCATACCAACAAAAACAACCGTGGTAATAGGTGCAACCGCTTTTAAGTTAGGTGAAAATTATACAGTTATTTTCCCTAAAGGTGGCGGCGGTGCTGGTAGTGGTGGTTCGGGTTCACTAACCTCAATTTCTGGGGGTACAGGAATAACTGTTAATCCTAATCCAATCACAACCACGGGCACGGTATCGGCTGACCTTACTGTTTTAATGGAGTTATCTGATACGGTTACGTTATCCAATAGAATAAATAATAAGGTAAATATTTCTGATACGGCTTCAATGCTTCTTCCTTACTTTCGGGATGCAGATACCTCTTCATTGAATCTTACTTCCAGATTTGCATTAAAATTAAATGCAGCAGACACGGCTTCATTGTCCTCAAGAATAAACACTAAGGGAACGGTATCAAGCGTTGCAACGGGCTTTGGCTTGCTCGGTGGAACAATCACAACGACGGGCAGTTTACGTTTAGATAGTGCAGTTGTTTTTACGAGAATAAGAGATAGTATTGTTGACGTTGCTATCGGGAATGATACTATTAAGATTTTAAAACAAGAATATAACGCAGCTTCTACAAGTGTTTTGACGTGGACAATTACGCCTAAATTTCCAATTCAATTAAAGGCTTATATTTTAGTGTTTAGAAATGGGCAGTTATTGAACAATGACCAATTTAATTTAACCGATACAAATAAAATTACCATTGTTTCAACCTCGTTTAAAGTAGGTGCTAATTATACCGTCGCAACGGTTAGCGGAATTGGTTCTATTGGTACGGGTGTTTTTCCAAATCCTGTTTACCCTGAGGCTGGTATTGCTTTGTCAACGGGTAGCGCTTGGGCTTCCTCTATTCCTAATAATTCGGCTAATTGGAACATTGCCTACAATGATAAAATAAACAATGCAGTTTTCACGGGAACAGATACAAAAACATTAACCTTAACCCAGTTAGATGGTGGAACATTTGCGCCAACGTTTACCGATTTGCAAGGGGTGACGGGCGTAACGGCTGGAACAGGGTTAACGGGTGGAACGATAACCACGACGGGAACGGTCGCGGTTGATTTTACCGTGGTTGCGCCTTTAGCAAATCCCACGTTTACAGGTACGGTTGGAGGTATTACTAAAAGTATGGTCGGTTTAGGAAATGTAGATAATACCTCGGATGCTAATAAACCAATATCAACCGCAACACAAACGGCGTTAAATTTAAAAGTAAATATATCCGACACAACAACAATGTTATTACCTTATTTCCGTGATGCCGATACCTCTTCATTAAATCTTACTTCCAGATTTGCGGCAAAGCAAAACATTTTAACTAACCCAGTCACGGGAACGGGAACGATAAATAACTTACCTTTATTTACAGGTACATCTACTTTAGGAAATTCTGCCATTCAACAATCAAGTAATAATATTGGGATTAATACCACTCCTTTTGCCTCATTGACTTTAGGTCAGGGTAAAAATATAATGTTAGATGCAAGTTCAAATAATGTGCCGCGGTTATTATTTTACGAGTCATTTGATAGAAATGAAAATGATGTTCAATTTGGTGCAAAAATTCAATATCATTCAATTAATGATAGATTAGAATTTGTAATGCGCGATTCATTTGCAGCCGACCCAAGTGGCGATGAATTGGCAATTTCAATTGTAAGACAAACGGGAAATGTTACTATACATAAACCAACAACTTTGTCAAGTACACTTGCTGTTCAAAGTGATATAACCGAAAACGGTAACAATGTACTTACAAGCGCGGACACAACAACAATGTTAGCGCCATATATTGAACGAGGCGACACGGCTACAATGCTCAATCCTTATTGGAGGTCTGGCAAATTTTCGGGAACTTTACCTATTGCAAATGGTGGAACAAATTCAACCTCAG